CCTATGCAGCAACAACCTATGCAGCAACAACCTATGCAGCAACAACCTATGCAGCAACAACCTATGCAGCAACAACCTATGCAGCAGCAACCTATGCAGCAACAACCACAACAGAAAAAAGAAGAAGAAATAGTAGGTATTTGTTCAGGAGAAGATTGTTTATATGAAAATATTAATGAAAATGAAGGAGAAAATAATTTAATGCAACAATATTGCTTTTTAGATGAAGGATATAAAGAACAATCACAAAAACAAAAAACAACTAATGAAAAAGAAGGAAAGTTTGATAATAATGCTTATGAAGCGATGATGAAAAGTAGAGGTTCTATGTGATTGCGTATAAATTTTTTTTTATATTTGTTTAATATAATATTATGGATTTTGATGATAAAACATTAACTTTATTTAAAAGCTTTATAAATGATATAATTAAAGTATTTCCAGAACATGAAGATTGTATTAATAAAAATTATAATGAAATTCTACAATTAGAAGAACTAATTATAGATGAAAATATAATAATTAAAGATTTTTTAGATTTAATAGATGAAAATAGTGATAAAATTACAAATAAAAAAGATGATATATTTACAGATGATTTATATTTAATAAAAGAAATATCTATGAAAACTATCTGGGAATCAGATATAAGTGATAAAACAAGAGAAAATATTTGGAAATATTTACAATCGTTTTGTTTAATAAATATTTCAAGAAATTCTAATGAACAAATAAATAATGTATTAAAATCATTAGAATCTAATGAAAAAATTAAAGATAAAAAAACTGTAAAAGATATTAAAAAAATTAATAAAATAAATGAAAATTTAAAAAAACAAGAATCAGAAAAAACATCTAATGCATCATTGAGTGATATAGATAATATATTAAATAATACGACAATAGGGAGTTTAGCAAAAGAAATAACAGAAGGTTTAAATTTAGATAATATGGATGAAGGAGATATGGGTGATTTAATGAAACCTGAAAATATGATGAATATGTTTCAAAAAATAAATACTACTTTAACAAGTAAATTACAAAATAATGAATTGGATGGTAATTCTTTATTAGGAGAAGCGTCTGGATTAATGAATAATAATGATATGATGAAAAATATGATGGGAATGTTCGGGAACATGGCCGTAGGTGATGGAAATAATAATATGCCTGATATGAGTGGTATGATGAGTATGTTCGAAAATATGAATAAATCACCAGAACCTAAAAAAGAATTAAAATCTAATGGAAATCATGATCCTAATGTTGTTAAAGAACGTTTAAGGAAAAAATTAAATAATAACTAATTTTTTTTAATAATTATATATAATATATATATGAATACTTTTTGGATAAATGATATATCAATATTATTTAATAAAAATAAATTATTAGAAGTAATTCCTACAAGTAATATGAAAATTAATGATAAATTAAATGCAGTGTTTAGATTATCTATTTATTATTTTATAATTATAACAATAATAAAGAAAAATATAAATAATATATTTATTCCAGTATTAGTAGGTATTGTAACTATTTTAATATATAATAATTATAAAAAAATAAATAATATAGAAACTGTTGATGAAGATGTTCAAAATAATTATACAGAAAGTAATGAAAAATCAGAAAATGATTTAACATGTAGATTACCTACAAAAGAAAATCCTTTCATGAATCCTACACAATTAGATATATCTAATGGTGATATGCAACAAGCGTGTCCTTCTTATGACAATAGTGTTATTAGAGAATTAGAAGATATAAATTTTAAAAGAGGATTATATATGGATACGAATGATATATATAATAATCAAAATTCACAAAGAGAATTTTATACTTTACCAGTAAGTGGTATAATAAATGATCAAGGTAGTTTTGCTGAATGGTGTTATGGAAGAGCAGCAAGTTGTAAAGAAGGAAATGGTATTCAATGTCAATCTAATATATAAATAAATATTAAATAAAAAAAATATTAAATAAAAAAAATATATAACATATATATAAACATGGACGGCTACGGTGGAAATATAATAAATCCTAATAATTTTAAAGAAAAAAAATGTATTACACAAAAAATTAATTCAGGTGGATTTAATTTGTTCACACAGAATAATTTAATTTATGATAAAGGGACAACTGATATTGATTTTCAACAAAGTCTTGGACCGGGCAGGTATGAATTAGATAATATGTATGGTTGTGAATGTGGTTTAACAAATGCAAGAGATCTTCAATTAAGTGAACCAGCTATTAATTTTAATGCCGGATGTGGTTCAATTGGAGAAGCAGGTTGTTTAGTTAATATTAATACTGAACTTAGAGACGAAAAATTAACTAATAAAAATGTAATTAATCAATTACCTCAAAGATATAATGCAGGATTCTTTGGTAAAGGTCCATTTAATCCAAATACTGAATCTATAATTCAGAGTGGTGATTTAACTAGTTTTGGGGGAAAAGCATGTAATGTATTATCAGGTGTAACAATTCCAAATTTTTATACTCCAATGATTCCTCGTTTATCTAAAGAAGTTCAAAATCCTATTCATATAATTCCAGAAGATAATAGTTCTGGCTGGGTTCGCGGTGGAATTCCATCCAGAGAAATGTATAGACAAATGGATTATAATAAAAGATGTGATAATTATTTAAAAAAAATGATAAAATAAAATATTATTTATATATATAATGAATTATTCTGAGCAAGAAAAATTACAATTATATAAAATGAATCAAGAAAGTATTGGTTCTGGATTATATATGTTAGATATAGCAAAAAAAATGAATAAAGTAGCTTATCCTTGGGCTCCTACTGTTCGTCTTCAAAAAATGGGTAATTCTATTAATAAGAATATGTCTTTAATAGATACAGAATCTGATTTATTTAATATTGTTAATATTAATACTAAGGATCCTAGTAAAAAATATATACCTGATCCAAATAAAACTATTGATTATGAAGATTTACCTGATGGATTTTTCCATGAAGAAAATACTTTTTTAACGAATCCTCCAAGTGAATTACGAGGTTTAACAAAAAATAGATGGTATGAATTAACTAAGAATCCACAAGCAAATTGTTTAAATCCATTTTCTTTTCCTCTGGGAGGTATAAGTACATACAACGAAATTTTGAATGATAAACAAGAATGTTAATTTATTTTTATATATTTTTTTTTAGAATATTATTATATACATATAATAATATGGAGGCAACTATTTTATTAGGAATATTAGGTGCAGGATATTTAATAAATAAATCTAGTGAAGATAAAGAAAAAGAACCAGAACAAAAACAATTAAAACCACAACAAGTATATAATACAGACTATTTTAATGATTCTAATAAGAATATAGAACATCCCACTAGTTTAACCGATAAATATAAAACTGTAAAAATACCGGGTGCAAAAGTAATGAATTATCAAAATATTAAAGATTTTATTAATCCAGCTGATGATGATTCAACTTCTGAATATATATATAGTTTATCCGGTGATGGTAAAATAAAAAAAACCGATTTTTTAACTAATAATATGGGTATTAAAGTGGAACCTTTTTATAAGAAAGCACCACCTCAAATTGATTTAACTGAAAATTCAAGATTAGCTGAACATCAAGGAAACTCTGAAAATTATTTTAAAAATAAAGAAAAAACTCCATTGTTTCCAAATGAAAAATCAAATATGGTTTTTGGAGCTCCAACATATTCAGATGAAGATAGGTCTTCAATATATGTGTCCAATTCTATGAAAAATATTTTACCGTTTGAACAAATACAAGAACATCAAATTGATGATAAAAATCCTATTATTGGCGATATTCAAAGACAACATTATGAAAAAAGTAGTATTGATAATATTAGAACATTAAATAATCAACAAGTAACATATGGTGGTAGAATATTACCCGGTAAAGGTATAGGTAAAGCTAGTAAAATAGGCCAAGTATTTAAACATACACCTGAAACAGATTATTTTAATTCATCTGATAAATGGTTAGTAACAAATGGTGCTTATATAGCTAAAACAGAAAGACCTGAACAAATTGTTCCTAATACAAACAGACAATTTTTTAATAAACAAGAATTTGGTATTGCAGGTGGTGATCATGAAGCCCAAGAATATAGATCAAAATATGCCATATCAAGTAAACAAACATTCGCAGGAGATATTATGAGAAATTTAGGAACGGATGTTGATCTAATGAATAATACAACGGTTAAAGATTCATATCAAATGTATCCAAATGAAAGAGATGTAACAACTTTAAGAACATATGATAGTAATATTTCTTCAACATTTAAAGATCCTACTTCTCGTTTAATGGATCCTGTAAGAAATACAGTTAAGCAAACAACAATTAATTCAGCTAACAATGGTTATATATCTGGCCCAGAAATGTCTACTGAAAGATTATATGATGAAATTAAAAATACTAAAAAACAATTTACTTCCGCTGATTCTAATTATATAGGTATTAGTGGAACTAATGTCCCTCAACCAGTTAACGAAGATAATTATAAAAATATGGAAACAAATCCCACCAAAGAAATTATCGCACAAGGAAGATATCCTGCACCACAAGGCGAAAAATATTATAATAGTAAAGAAACATATAATATTGAAATTAAGAAAAATGAAAATGATTATTTTAATCATAGACAGACTCATTATGATAGAATGAATCCTGAATATTTACCCAAGAATACTTGTAATTTTACACAATTTAAAAATAAACTTAATGATGCATCTATTTCTAATAGAACAACAGATCCAAATTTATTAAATGCTTTTAAAAGTAATCCATACACTCAATCATTAGAATCATTCGCATATTAAAAAAAATATTTATATATAATATAATGATTAATACATATTTAAAGTTAATATTATCATTTTTAATGGGTGTTTTAATTTATCATATAATAAAAAAAACATGTAGTTGTAAACAGACAGTCGAAGGACAAACAGATGATTCTGAAAAAATTCCAGTTGAAGAAGGTCCTGGTGGGGAACAACGTGGTCTTAAATTAGGATCTCTTGTATCACCTAAAAAAGAAAAAATATTAAATGAAAGTTTCAATAATATACTAACCACAATGGAAACAATTATCGGAGAAGATGATCTTAATAAAAATGTAGATTTTAAAACCTTCATTAAATTTTTACCTAAAATTGTAAATAACAATGTTAAATTTCCCACAAGTATTAATAATATTAAAAATTTATCACAAATAGGTTTATCTGAAAATAGTGATATATTAGATGCATTTGAACTATTTTTAATTAAATTTAATGCAATGCCCGATGATGAATTATTTAAAAATATAAATGAACATGTATTTAAAAATGAAGAGAAAAATACATGTAGTGATCAAATAAATATGTATATTATGGCATTCTTTGTTACTATATATACAAATAGAATGTTAACAGGTAATATGGATGGAAATACTTATAGTAATGTTATTACTATATCAAATAGATTAACAAAATATATACCAGATTTATTAGAAAAAATTCAAAATATGTTAAATAAAAATTGTTTAGATCAAGTGAATTATGATTCATTAAAAGAAGATGTATTAAGTAAAATATATTCAACACTATTACAAAATAATGTAACTAATATATCTTTTACAGGTTTAGATCAAATTGGTAAAAAATTAGAAAATGTTAAAACTATATATATTGTTTTATTTATGATCTGTTTAACATTTATTATAGTTAAATTTATGGGTATGTTTACAATGAAACTTAATATTTAATTTTTATATTTACATCCTTTATTTTCATAATGTATTTTTATAATACTATTTATATCTTTATTTTTATTATTAATTATATTATAATTAATATCCATATTATTTTTATCTGATACAAATATAGTTCCATTTTTTATATATATTTTTTTTAACATTATATATATATATATATATGAACTGGGAAATAATATTTATTGTATTAATTATAATATTCTTTAATATTTTAATTTTAAATATTTTTAGATTACAAAAAGAATTAAATTTATTAAATAAAAAACCAAACCCTTATAATAATTTAAGATCAACAAATAAATATAAAAGTTTAGATAGTGGGTGTGATGGATTAAATATTAGGAAAGATGGTCAATCTGTGAAAATGAAGATGAATAAAATAGCTAGTCATGTCCCAATTGATATTAATAAAATAAATAATACTAACTCTCATTTTGTCTCAAAAAGTATTCAAGCTAAGCAAACTATTTAAGTATAATTTACTTTTTATATTGTAATATAATGGATTTTCTATTAAAACAAAGCATAGATAAAAACAATTTTAATGTCTTTATCCGTGATCTATCATTAAATTTAAACACCAATCTTAAACATATTATTGAAGACACTATTTCATGTTCTAATGAATCTAACGGAAATAAAGGATACAATAATAATAAAAAAAAAGTAGTTAAAAAAGCTGATTTAATACGAGCAGAAGTTAACAAAAAGAAAGAAGAAAAATTAATTCAAAACGATATAGATAAATTAGAATTTTTATTTAATAATAAAGATATAAATAATCCTTTTTCAACTATAAAACTATTAAAATCTAATGAAGGAATAGAAAAAATGAAATTCATGTTGTTAGATTTTTATTGGAATAATCACAAAAAAACTCATATGAATTATATTATTTCTTTATATTATCAATTAAAAGATAGTAGTAATGTTAATTTTAAAGAATTATTAAATAGTATAGGTTCTAAATTAGAAAAATATGAATATAAACTTTATATGATGAAAGAATTAGGATATTTATTACCACCTTTAAATTTTTGGGATACACCTGAAAAAAAATTGGATGATTGGCAGAAACAAGTTATTAATATAGTTAATAAAAAAGAATCATGTATTGTTAAAGCACCTACATCAGCCGGTAAAACATGGATAGCTATGAGTACAGGAATTATTCATAAAAAAATATTATATATATGTCCTGCAAAACCAGTAGCATATCAAGTTGGATCTCATTTTATGTATATGGGATATAAAGTTCATTATTTAGTAGATAATTTATCTCATAATTCGTTTGATGCCAAAACTAATATATTTGTAGGAACACCTAATGAAATAGAAAATAATCTATATAAAATAGGAACTCATTTTGATTATGCTGTATTTGATGAGATTCATAATCTAAATAAAACAGACGATGGAGACATATATGAAAATTTAATAAAAATATTAAATTGTAATTTTTTGGCTTTATCTGCAACAATTGGTAATATTAATTTCTTAAAAGACACATTTGATAAAATTCATCCTAATAAAAAAATTCATTATATTGAATATAATAAAAGATTTATTAATCATCAAAGGTGGATATTTAATAATGGATTAAAATCTATTCATCCATTATGTTCAATTGATATTAGTGATTTAAATGATGATTTTATTAAAAACTCATTATCTTTTACACCGAATAATTGCTCTACATTATGGGAATGTATTGAAGAAGTGTATGAAGAACATGATTGTGAAGAATTGATAGAAAATATGTCTCCTGATGAATATTTTAAAGAAAATAAATTATTAACATTAGATGATTGTTTAAAATATGAACATAATTTAAAACAATTTCTCATAGATAATAAAAATGATACAAAAATATCTAAAATTTTAAATGAATTAAAAGTTAATAAAAATAACAATGATACAAAAGAAAATATTATTAATTTTTTAAGAAATTGTGATGATAAAGATATGTTTCCCATGATTATTTTTAATACTGATGCACAGGTATGTAAAGATTTATTTTATTATATTTATAATAAATTAGCTGAATCAGAAGAAAAAGAATATCCTTTTCACTATACTATTCTAGAAAAGAAACAAGAATTATATACAAAATATTTAGAAAATAGAACTAAATTTTCTGAAAATATAAAAATATCGAAACAATCAAAAGATGCAATTACAGATAAAACAACACGATTAGATAATTATGATCGTAAACAAAAAGAAAAATATATATCAGATGTATCAGATTTTTATTTATCATGCATAAATGATATTAATAGACAAGATATAGATAAAGATCTAAAAAATATTCAAAAAATAAATATTAATAAAGAATATAAAAATTTTACAGATAATCCCGATTTTTGTTATCAAGATATATTTAAGAAACATAATGAATTTTGTTTTACAATGGATGAACCAATGTCAGGTGAAACTATAAAAAATATTAGAAGAGAAATTATGAAAACATTAGGAATAAAAATACCATATGAACATCCTATTTTTCAGATGCTTAAAAGAGGAATAGGTTTATATGTAGAATCAATGCCTGATGAATATAAATGGATTCTTCAAAAACTCTTATCTACAAAAAAAATAGGCATAGTTATATCTGATAAAACTTTATGTATGGGTATAGATTTACCAGTAAGAACATGTTGTTTAATGGAATTTAATAGATCTAATAATTTTACTAATGAAGACTATTTACAAATGAGTGGTCGTGCTGGTCGTAGAGGTCAAGATACTCGTGGTAATGTAATATTTTATGGAGATATAGATTATCTATCATTAATGAAAGGATATCTTCCAAATATAACAGGATCATCTAAAAATATAAATGACAATCATAGAATTTTAAATAAATTAAATTCGTCCATAAAAATGGATAATATTAATAAAATTTATGATTATTTTATTAATGATCAAAGAAATATAGAAAATAGTAATATTGAATCAGATAATCCTAAATTATTATGGCATTTAAGAAAATATAATAATATATCTGATTTTATAAATAAGTTAGAAGATATTGAATCACATTTCTTTCAAAATAAAGTTGATAATGATTTATATTTATTAAATATAATTTACAAAATTATAGATTCTGATAATTTAAATTCAGAATATAAAAGTAATAATATTGAAAAATATATATTAATTAAATTAAATATTTTTAATGAAATTTATGAATTTATTATATTTATGTATAATAATTTAAATAAAGATAGATATTTATTAATAAGAAGAGTCTTAAAAAATATTTATGATAATATAAAAATAATAATAATTAAATATAATGGATTTTAATTTAAATATAAATTAAATTATATATAAATATTATGTATGAAATAAATGGTGATGAAATAGTACATTATTATAATGATCCGGAAATAATACAAGTTCCATCACCGGAATCACAATATCAACCATATTCACATCAACATAATGAACCAAATATAAATAATGATCTTACAAATTCTACTTCACCATTAATAATGCATGGAATGTCCGGAATAAATGTATTATTAAGTATATCTTTTATTACAATATTTGGTTTTTATATAATGAAATGTATAAATCTTCATAGAGATAATAGAATTATTTCTAGAAATAGAAGATTAAGACAACCAATAAATGTAGATAATTTAAATACATTGATTCTACATGAAGAATTACCAGATGAATGTTGTTCTATATGTTTAGAAGATTTTAAATCAGGCGACAATATAAAAAAATTAAATTGTACACATATATTTCATAAAGAATGTTTACAACCATGGTTTAATGATAATAATAATAGAAATTGTCCCATGTGTAGAACAGATATTATTTAGTTAGTATATGCAAGATTTCCTTGACCAGATAAAATTCTTAATATATTATAATTAACGGCATAAACTATAATATTTTGATTCTCGGAACTATTATCATTATCTGTAGATCTACACATTAAATAACATTTTTGAATATTAGAAAAATTCATTGTACCACTTGGTTGATGATCTTCCGGATATAAACTAAAAGAATATACTGCTATACTATTCTTTACAGTTACTCCTCCATAACCTGTATGATAATCATATATTTGTTGTTTTGTAAAATATGATATATCTCTATATGAAAATCTATCATTACCATTTATTATTAATTTCCAATCACCTTTAAGAGGTTTTCCATAATCAGCTTCTGAAATATTTGAATCAGTTGAACTTACCCAAATTAATTCTTTAACAGGATTTTTAAATTTTAAATTATGTGTTGATCCAGGTACTGACCTTCTTATTTGTACTTGTTCAATTAAATATTCATGTGATATCTGTGCAAATCTTTTTCTTTCATCTGTGTCTAGAAATATATAATCAACATATAATTCTGGACTATTTATTATTTTTTTAAAAGTAATATTTAGTATAACTTCATTATATTGTAACGCTATTAATGGTAATGCTAAACCTGGATTTCTACAAAACCAAAATTGTAATGGTACATATATATATCCTATAGGATTATTATTTAGATATTCAGAATATTCAGATAAAGAATTTATATCATTTATTTGAGCTATACTATTAAAATTTACTAAGTTTCCTGATACATTTGGATTTAAATTATATACCCCACTACCATTCCATTTTTTTAAATATTCGTTATAAATTATATAATTATTCGGATCCTTAATAATTCCATCGTGACCATCACTACTTACACTACCATTAAATGATGCTGAAAAATAGTCTCCTTCATCAGGTATATTTGATATACCATCTATTATTCCGTCAACACCACCAGCTAATGTTAGTGATTGAAATCTTGTCGCTGAATTATTAGTTTTTGAATAATTTGATATTCCAAATGAATTTAAATCATAATCTTTATGGTTATCATTCATACAAATGGCATTTAAAATAGAACATCTAGATCCATATTCATTTTTTTGAGTTAATTCAGCATAAGTTTCTAACCAATTATTTGTATGTTCATCTATAATTTGAGAACCTATTTGTATATTAACATTGTTTATTTGATCATAGCCTATATTTTTATTAGATAATAATGGTAATTTATTATCTTTATATATAATATCTTGAATATACATTTTAGATATTAAATCGCCTTTTCTACCTATAATACATCTAGTACTTAATTGATCACTTGATGGATTATTAGTCCACATTTGTAATATAGACTCTATTGAAAAATTAGTATGTCTTCGATAGACTATTTTAAAAAAAGTAATTTGTGGATTTCCCGTTAAATATATATCTTGTGCTCCTTTTTCTTTTAATTGTAATAATCCACCGACCATTTATATAATATATATAAAATATAAAATATCTTTACATATATATATGTTTTTAGTTTATTTATTAAAAAATAATAACAAATCATACATTGGTTATACTAATGATTTTTTTAAGAGATGGAAACAACATAATAGTATCTTATCAGGTGGTGCAAAATATACAAGTAATAATGCAGGTTATTGGGAACCAATATGTATAATAGATGGTTTTAAATGTAAAAAAGAAGCAATGAAATGTGAATGGAAATGGAAAAGAAAAAAGGGATATTTAAATAGAATAAAATATATTAATTATATTTTAAATAATAATAAAAAATTTACTAACAAAGGTTTAGATATTAATACTTTAAATTTAAAAATATATACATTAAAAACTTATTATAAATATTTTAATAATTTAAAATTAAGAGAATTATATTGGTTTAATTAGAATACGCCAAACCACCCATACCACTCATTATTCTTAATATATTATAATTAACAGCATATATTTCTAATTTCATTGGATCACCTGTAAAACTTAATTGTGCATTTTCTATCCTTGAAAAATTACAAGTTCCACTTGGTTGGTGTTCTTCTGGTTTAAGAGCAAATGAGTAAACGGCAATTGAATCATTAAAAAAATTACCCTGTGGTGAATAAGATGAATTTAAACCACCTGGACCTGTGTGATGTTGTAATATTTGATGTTTCGTAAAATATGTAGTGGGTCTTGTGCTTAATCTATCATGACCATTTATTTGTAGTAACCATTTATCATTATTTACAGAATCACTGGACAATAATGATTGGTTAAATCCATTTTTCCATTCACCTGTCCATATTAATTCTTTTACAGGATGATTAAAATTTAATTCAAAAATATTTGTTTTCGTTGTAAATGAAGTATGTTGTATTTGTTCTATTAAATATTCATGACTTACTTGTGCGAATCTTCTCCTTTCGTCTGTATCAAGGTATATATAATCAGCAAATAAAGTCATTTGAGCACTATTCCATATTTGTATCGGTTTTTCCATACTAAATTTAACTTCATGATATTGAAGAGCAATTAATGGTAATGCTAAACCAGGATTTCTACAAAACCAAAACTGTAATGGTACATAAAATACATGTTGTTTAGAAAATTTATCCATATTACTATTGATAGATACAAGTTTAGATACTCCACCCATACATGTTGTCCTTTGAAATAATGTATTACTTACACCAGAAGCATTTGATATAGCTATTTGACCAGTTGGATTATTATTAGTTAGTTCAGACCAAGTTTCTATCCATGATCCAGTTTGTCTATCAATAATTTGACCACCTAATTCAATTGTATGTTCTCCAATAAAGTTAGCTCCCGGATTACATCCAGTGAAATGGTCTTTACTGACATGTGATTTAGATGTTATTTGAATATGTAATCCATTTACTAAATCACCATTTCTATTAATATTTGCTCCACATTTGGTAGATTTTGCTAAACTAGGATCACCTGACCAAGTTTGTCCAATAGATTCCATAGAAAAATTTGTGTGTCTTCTATAAACTACTTTAAAAAAAGTAATTTGTGGATTACCTGTTAAATATATATCCTGTGCGCCGTAAGCTACGAGTTGCATTAATCCACCTCCCATTATTTATATATAATAGTATAGAAAAAAAATATTAAATATAAAACTTTAATAAACTACTTAATTAGAATAAGCTAAACCTCCCATACCACTCATAATACGAAGGACATTGTAATTAACAGCATATACTGTTCTTATAGCATTAGTCATACCACCTGGTGCATTTAATAGTAATTGTGAATTATCTATTCTTGAAAAGTTACATGTTCCAGATGGTTGATGTTCTTCTGGTTTAAGAGCAAATGAGTATACAGCTATGGAATCATTTGGTTTGGCGGTTTCGTCTGCGTCGGGTTCATCGGGTACCAGGCGGAAATTTACCCCACCTGGTCCACTGTGATATTGCCATACTTGCTGTCTTGTGAAATATTCTAATTCTCTTGCTGCAAATCTATCATGACCATTTAATTTTAATTGATAAGTACCAGAAGAAAGAGATGTAAATAATCCATTATAAGATTGATGTGTGTTGGGTCCAAATGTGCCAGTCCATACAAGTTCTTTAACTGGATGATTAAATGTTAGAGTACATGTTTGATTATTAGCGCTACCAGTAACACTAAAATCTTGATATTGAATTTGTGTAATTAAATATTCATGACTTACTTGAGCGAATCTACGTCTTTCATCAGTGTCAAGGTAAATGTAATCAGCCCATAATTGTGGATCACCGTTTGTTTTGGCGGCTTCTTGGGGGGAGAGGTTTAATGGATAAGGTTGCTGAGCATCTACAATAATTTTTACTTCATGATATTGAAGAGCAATTAATGGAAGTGCTAATCCCGGATTCTCACAAAACCAAAATCTAAGTGGTACATATATATTTCCTTTTTGATGTAGAAGTGTGTTTTTTATCCCACCCATAGCAGACATACGTTGAAATCTACTAGCGTCGTTAATGGATGCCATAACAGTATCCGGTTCAGTTAATTCAGCCCAAGCTTCCATCCAAGCCCCTGTCTGTCTATCAATAGTTTGGCCACCGATTTCACATTCAACTGTATTTATCCATTGAGCGGGGCCATTATTTAAATCGTCATTAGAAAATATACCACTCGCATTGGGATGTTTGTCGAATACTGTTTTTTCAAATTCTATATATAATCTATTAACTAAATCACCATTTCTGGCAATAGTGGCGGTACAACGACCAGCGCCAGTTGATTGTGAAAATGTACCTGCCCAAGTTTGTTGAATAGATTCCATAGAAAAGTTAGTGTGTCTGCGATAGACTACTTTAAAGAAAGTAATCTGTGGATTGCCTGTAAGATAGATGTCTTGTGCGCCATAAGCTACTAATTGCATTAATCCTCCTCCCATAGTTGTTTATACTATAGTATAGAAAAAAATTCATATAAAATAAAATAAAATAAAATAATAATTATTTAAAGAACTTTAATAATCA